CTCTTATCTTACGCCAATGTCTGGTTGATCCACTATCTCTTAATGCAGACTTACCCATCAATACCAACCCTTAGCCTTATGGTGTGCGAGCGCAGTGCAAGCACATCCATCATACCTTGCATTTATGTACTTCAATCCATTATCAATCTGTTTAATAGGATCTTTCTCTTTACTCTTCAGTATCTGAAATAGACCATAAGCACTTGACTTAGGATTCTTGGCTTTGTAGTTCCATCTTGATTCTTTATATACAATCTCATCTAAACAGTAAAACTGTTCAAAGTTGTAATTCATCTTATGGAATGTAATTTGCTTTAATGTATTAACTCTTAATTCTTGAGATTGTGCTACATCTAAAGCAAAGGTTTGTAAAACAAACAGAGCTCCCCCGACTAGCCAGCACCTCGCGAGCTGAGCCTTACGGGCTCGCGTTTTTGCCTTTAGGGCAAATACTTGCCTAGAGCGTATCAGATCCATGCAACCTACCTTCCGTTAGATTAACAATACCATCTCACTATGTGGACTATGATTTACATCACATAGATCTTGCAGCTATACCTCAAATCATCTGTATCTACCCAAGTTTGATCGTATCCTGTCATGATCTTAACCTCATTTCTATTGCTTCAGCCATTCCATTCGTGCCTGGAAATAGGTCATCCAATTGATCGCCCTCTTGATAGTTAAGCAAATCAAGAATCCATAAGTTAAATTCTAAAGGCTTAGCTCCTGGAAAGTTCTTTTTCATTGCAATCCGACAACTTAGCCAATCTCTTACCATAGGCTTGCGAGTGCGTACTTTTCGGCCACCATGTAATAGAACAGCTTCCCAAGCATATTGAACAGTAACCGCCAATATCTGATGAAAGCTTTTAGCCCATACACATACTCGCAGCTCTGGATATTTAGCCAATATCCATGATAAATCTGTTGGGTTGCAAGATACAGCAAAACCATCTGGATAATCTTTGTAAAGCTTTTCAATCAAATCTAAATGACTTTGTTTATCATCCCATATAGCTGCATCTTTATGTAAATCGCTATATAAGCGTTTGCCATGTTTGTAATATGGTGGATCCGCATAAGCAAACTTCACTTAGATTTACCAGCCCATCCATCACCTTTAAAAACTAAACCCGGTGCTGAGTACAACCTATTCATGGCAATCTTGCATTTAGGGCAATCTAAACCAGGATCATCCTCTTTGTAAGTCCTATGAACTGATCCATAAGTACCGCATTCTCTGCAGCTGTATTCATATGTAGGCATTATTTAGCTCCAATCAATTCGCATGTGTGGCACGCTTTGGCTGCAAACTTCCACATACCACACTTATCACATCTAGCAATATCTGAGTCAGGAACATCCAATGCTTCAACAACATTCTTGACCCCTACGCATCCGCAATCCATACATTGATATAACTTGAAGCCATCTGGCATATCGGTTGCTTCAAGCCATAAGAATTCTGTGTCGCGTTTGCAACCATTACACTTAAATCTGGCTACTCCCATATCAACCTGTTTCCTTTCGGATCGTTCAAAATCATGATAATGCTATGAAAGTGATTTCCTTTAGTGTGCAGTCCATCAACTGAAATGTAATTTATGCGCTTGGTTGGCATGTAGATTGTTGGATAACCATATTTTTTGTAGAGGCCATGCCTACGCTTCCCACCCATAGAATCAATGGGCAAAACTAGAGCTGATGGCTTACCAGATACCAAACATTTTTCTATTACATCATCTTTAATGCTATATGGTGGATTGGTAATCAAGTAATCATAATCGTAATTACCGCTTAACCAATCTCGCATTCCGTATAGCATTTCATAACCTCTAGCAATACCTTCAATAACAAAATTGCTTTTGTCGGTGTCAAAAGGGCAGATAACTTTTGCTGCATTTGGAATAGCCAATAAATCAAACATTAAATTAACTGTTTCCTTTGTTGTGTACCATTCGTCATTCTTGACGATTTTGGTGATACCGCTAAGGTTTTTCATAGTTAATCAATTCGTGGCATTTGAAACATGTGCCATCCTTAAAGATTCGGTCATCATCGCATACTTCGCATTTAACAATCGATTCCTCTAAATGCACACCATTATCGTCCATGACAACTTGTAATCCTTTACCATTTATGAAGGCTATGTATCCCATCATTCAACCCCTTCAAAGAACCATTTGCCATTAGCTGTCAGCTTTGCCCATTTGGCATGCTCGGTGACTTTGCCTTTGCAGACATATCCATAATATGGCTTACCTGTCTTAGATATGCCTTGTTTAAGAATATGACCATGCTCGCAAGCTGGTGGCTCATTTGGCGTTGATGCACCTATTTGGTCTACAATCTCAGCAACAGACCAAGCCTGTGGATCATCTTGTTTATTCTCAACTGCAAATGAAGCCCGTAAAGCATCCTCAACAGCTGCTGATCTTGAACCTGGTGATCCGTAACGCCTTTCCTGTAATTTCTTTTCATACTCATTTGGCTGATTATTATTTACCTTAGCCATCTCTTCTCTCGAAGCGCGTTTGCCTTTAGCTGCGAAACCAGCATTTGCGAGCGCACGACCGATCGCTGAAGTCTCACAATTCTCCAATGCAGAAGTGCTATTAACACCCTTTTCCGTAATGATCTCAAAAGCAAGACCAGTTGCGCATGGCTTCTGATCAGCTTCAGTTTTGAATATCTTGGCAAATACAATGAACCGCTTGTCATTCGCTTCAATGAGTTCAGTCTCGATACGATTATCAGGGTATTTCTCATGCCATTTTTCCAATCTTGATTCAACTGTTTCATAGTTATCTAAATTAAACATTATTCCTTCCATTCAAAATCTTGGTCTTGGACGGCTTCGAGGACTGTCCTATAGAGAGCTCCATAGGCGATAAAGTCTTTAACTGAGTCGTAATGATCTGGAGTTTCAGTAAGCCTAGAAACCTTGACCAACGCCATACATAAAGCAGCTTGGTGTGGTGTGATTGGGAAATCAAGATATGCACTCCACAATCCTGCGATTCTTTTGTGATTGTAGTACGGATGTCCATAGACACTTCCGCGCTCTTGGATCGTAGTAATGACTTCATTTAATAGATCCTCAGTTTTTGTCATAATCAAAAACCGCTCTTGACTTTAGTTTACGAAGTCTTTCTTGATGTTCATTACTGGCTTTCCATCCAGCTGATCTACCAGCCCAGAAACCATTTTCGTAATGTTTTTCCATACGCCATTCATCAATAAAGTAAATAACCATTCCGACAAAACCTGCCAGAATCATCCAATAAATTGCATTTTCCATTTGTTGCTCCCGTTCCGCAAAACATTTGTTTGCGTTGGGATTAGTATGACGCTATTTACCGACAGCGCAACCATTTCCTGGCTAAAGTTGTATAACGATTAGATAACATTAAGATCCTCAAATTCATCGATATGATCATCAATCGTGCGGGGCTGATAATCTGTTTCACGCCCCATAAGACTTTCCAAGAGCTGTAAATGAGCCATCTTTATTGATTGGGATAAGCGTAGGAGTCATGTTTTTGCCATTCCATTCAAGGATGGCTATGCCCATCTGCCAGTTCGCGAGGCCCTTCGTGTATGAGGCTTTTGCTTTGTTCATAAGGTTGCCTACCTCAATGCCATATAAAGGCCTGTAATGGCCTCCTAAGCCCTCAGAAAAGGCCGACATACCTAACTTATGGGTATGGCCACAAACGACGCTCTTACCGGCCTTTCTGGCCAGATTTAGGGCAGTTATACCGGCATTAGGATTTGAGTTACCCTCATCCCCGTGAGCCAAGATCCAGCCCTTTTCAAATTCGTAAAATGATTTATGGAAGGTTATGCCTAAAGAATCAAAATCCATGAACTTAGAGTATTGCAGCTCAGGTAGGCTAATTAAGCCCGGAACTTTTAACAGAGTGTTATATAGGCGATCAGTATGATTACTGCGGACAATATGAGCCTCTTTAGCATTTTCAGTTAAAGCCCAAAGAATTTCTTGAGTCGCTGTCCTATCATCATCAAGGGTCTGCTGATAAGCCAAAGGTGTTTTCTCAGCCCAACGGCTAATGGTTTGAAAATCAATCTCATCACCCACGCATAATACTGAATCAAACTTTTCTTTTCTAGCCAGCTTAATGACATTCTTAACAGCTGTTTCATGGTGGTATGGAATTTGCAAATCACTTATTACTAAGTATCGCTTAATCGTCATCCTCATCGTCAGTTGGATCTATGGAAGGAATTATCCCGCCATCGCCTACGATCCAATCAGGGAATGTTTTATGTTCAGTCATAAGCCAGAATGCATGTTCAGGCGTAAATCCTGCTTTTCTAGCTGCTTTGTAGCATTCATGCAAAGCCATGTAATGTTGATCAATTTTACTTAATGGCTCAGGAGTGTGGCGAACTACTCTCCGATTAACCTTTTTGCGTGGTGTGCGTTTTCGTGTGTTCGCCATAAAATAAATTATCGCCTATTAACTAAAGAGAACAGTTCATCAACACGCTGTTCTAATCTTAAACTTCTTTCATCAATTCTGTTAATTGCGTCTTTGATCGAGCTGCCAGAATTAGGTTTAAGTTCGATTAAAAAACTTTTAATAACCCATCGTAGAGCCAGTAATAAAGCGGTCGCGATACTGCAAACGCCAACGCCAAAGGCGACCCATTCGTTTGGACTCATTTTTCACTAAGACCATAATCTACTTCGCTCCCGGACTTTGGATCTAACGCCTTTGCTATTGGAGCAACAACTGCACCAAGCAAGGTTGCATAAGCTGGATGAATGTCAGCCACTATTGCTAAAGCAACTGTTATTCCACTAGCTGCGACAGCTCTCAAATAAGACTTAATTGCTGCTTTGTGTTTTTTCGATAGTTTCATTAATTGCCTTTCAGTAGTGGGATGTCGAACTTATGACCAAGTTGATTTGGCTTAAAACTTACGTGAATGTGCTTATGATGTGGATTAATGCCCCGATATTTAACCCAACGCCAGAGCGACTTTGCTGAACATATTTTACCAGCGTGGATTATGTAAGATATACGCTTATCTTTTTTTGCTGCGAGTCGAAGCTGATCTGCCAAATCATAACTAATCCCTTGTTGGTCAGATAAGCCAGCGTCAATGTCGATCGCGCAAACTTCTCCGTTAGGTCTTGGGTTGTGATCGGATTTTCTAGATGCGTGCTTATTATCGCCGATCCATCCATCAGCTTTCCTGCTCCTACCCACAAACGCTCCATTTATTTGGTCGCGTAAAGTATCAGCAGCTTTAGATAGGTAAGGCTTCATTAGCCAAGTAGCAATTTTGCTTCATCAGCAGTTAAACCTAGACGATCAAGAATTGCTTGGCGTGCTGCTGCCTTTGTTTCAATTTCAGATTGTTTTTCATTTTCAATCTTTTTTAAT